AGAGAGTGGGGGATGCTTGGGAAGTGTGATGAGGTGAGGATGGATAGCAATACAGGCCATCTAGTAAAGGCAGAAGATCCAGAGTTTGGATTCTAAATTAAGAGGAGGATTAAATGATAGATACAATAATTATAATTGTGGTAGTTTTGTTTATGATTTTTATTACAGGGCCAACTATAGTTGACATGATAGAAGATTCCCTATGGGAATGGAAACATATGATTTGGAAGATATTTAAATAAAACTTGACAAATACCCAATTCGTGATTAGATTGTAACTCTTGGAGGAAAAATTATGGTAGTATGTGATAAATGCGGAGAAGAGATTGAATGGTATGCTGGTGAAGAGGTGTTGGTAAATGAAGATCCTAAGAATAATATAATTACTCACCTTACTTATAGAGTTGAGGTGAGTAAAAGGGGAGATTCTAGTAGATGTGATCTCTGTTTTAAATGTAGTATAAAAAATATAATACGTGTTCTACAAATAGAGGTTTAGGAGTGGATCTATGCAGCTAGTATGTGACTCAGAGAGCAATGGTTTTAAGTTTCAAGCTACAGAAATCCACTGTATAGTGGGGTTTGAAGCTGAAACAAACAAACTATTTATTGGTTTAAATAATAAAAATAAGAAAAAGCTTGACTTTTCAGCTGAAATATGGTATAAAGAAATACAGCTCAACAACAAGAGAGCCTTTCAGAATGAGCAGATAATAATTAATACTATTAATAATAACTATTTAATTAATAAGCTCTTCTTAGAGGCTCATTCTAAAAGGAGCTTTAGGGAAATTGTATTTTTGCAGCTAGATGAATTTATTAACTTACTAAATCTAGTTGATATTCAGGTTTGGCATAATGGATTTTCCCATGATCTCCCACTTTTGAAAAAGTTATATCCAAGGTATAACCCAAAGGGTTACGAAGATACGTTCACCTTATCTAATCTGTTTTGGGCAGATAGACCAGTGCCAAAAGGCACAAAAGAACGCCATTCTATCGAGGCTTGGGGATTGAGGTTTGGGGAGGAGAAGGTTAAAGAGGAAGATTGGGCCAACTTCTCAGTTAACATGCTTATTAGATGTATAGTAGATACCCTGATTGGGCAGCTAACGTTTGATAAGCTAGCTGAGGAGAGGGAAAGTTGGGACTGGGAGGAGGCTATAGAGTTAGAGTATTCTATAGCTCTCCTCCAGGGGCAACAGGAGATGAATGGCGTGAGCTTCAATACTCCACTCGCTCTTGAGGTAGTTGATAAACTTGATAAGGAAATAGCTGAAATAGATAGAGAACTTTATAAGCAGCTCCCCATGAGGGTAGTTCCTGGTACAAAGGAGGGTGCTCCTTTTAAGAAAGACGGGGATCTTAAGAAAAGAGTTGTTGATTACTTTACAGGAGAAAGAGGTGCATTAAGTAATATAACGAGTTATAAAAAAAAAAAATAATAGGTGTGATATGACTGTTTTTGAAATGACACAATTGGTATGTGGGAAATTGCCGGATGGATATGAAATGGTTGTAAATATGGAAAATGGTTGCGGAACAGTAAAACTGTATACTGGCGGTGATGATGTAATCGAAGGTGATGTAATAGGTGTGGCAGAGTTAGAGACGCAGATTGTTGAACTTGTAAAATTGGCGAACGAAGAACCGAGCATGTTTGATAATTTATAACAACTGGTTAGATTCTGGAGGGAATAAAATGCGAATGGGTATAAAAAAAGACTTTGATTGGGAGTATGTGGGTGCGGTATTAGCGCAATCTGGTGACGATGAACAAGCTATCTTTTTCAAGGCGTTTGTTAAGGAGTGTAACTCATGGGGAACCAGATTGCAGGTGGAAGGGCAACTTGCTTCAGTTAATTTAAAATTGACACCCGATGAAAAGAAAACTTTAGGTATGATTGGGCATGAAGAACTCTAACGATGTTAGATTTACTGCGGAGTAGAATATTATGAGAATTTTAGTTGCCTGTGAGTTTAGCGGCTGGTTATAAACTGAAACGGAGTAAATTAATGGATAATTATGACAAAGCTAAAAAACTTGGTTTAACCACCCAAGACAGATGGGAAGAAGGCATAGCCCATCACCCTAAATCGGAGGAATTAATGTATTTTATTATGCGACACGATTTTAATGACTATGGAGATTCATTTTGCTGGAAAGCCGGTGGTGATGGTGATAGCGGGGAAACATTAATGTACCAAATGGACGCCTTTTTTGAATTAATGGATGCTTTACCGAAGCCACCAACTGATTAATATAAGGTTTATAACGATTGAGCTAAATCGCAGAAGGAGCGAAGCGGATGAATGTCGAAATTAAGCGGCTGGTTCGGTCTGCGAAACGGAGGAAATAAATGGAAAATACAATTAGAGCTGGAACAAATACAAAAGGAAAAGGCAAGAAGGGTAAGAACTGCAACAGGACAGTTTGCCAACGGGCCAAATCCGCGAATTACTATAACAAGAGTACAAGGGCTTGGTATTGTAGAAGTTGTGCGGAAGCAATAAATTATTGGGCAAAGAAAGACGGTGGCGAAGCCTTATTTGATAATCTTTAAGCAACCGAACGACATAATAAGGAGCCGAACCTTGTGAGGTCTGCTTAATATACTGGTTATAAACCGAAAGGATGGATGGAATGGCGACAATTCGAGACAGAATACTCAAATTACGGAATGATATTGATAACTCACCAGAGCAGCATATGACGACCATTGACAACGACTTAGCAATACAGCACGATGATCTGTTGAGTGCAATTAATATGGAGCTGGAAGAAATACAAACAGAATTAGACAAGATAGTTGAAAACGCTATTGAGCTGGTAGGTTTATAACGATTTAGCTAAGCTGCCGAAGGTCTGCTTGAGCGGCTTGTTAGCTGTTTTTACTACTTATCAAGGAGAAAAAAAATGATTGATTTTGAAACTGTAAAGCCTGGAGATAAAGTAAAAGTTGTCGGTATGGGTGCGCCTGGATTCGCAAAACTTGGGGATGAGTTAGAAATTACCAAGGTTGAACCAAGCAAAGTATATGCAAAGCGAGAAGATGGAGAAGAAGCGTTTTTTGCCTTAACTTGCGGAGCGTCAAGGCTTGAGATAGTAAGCAGCTAACGACAAGCTTACTGAGGCCGCGATAGCGGGCTTCAGATAGAGCAACTTGTTCGGTGTGCGAAACGGAGGAAGTTATTATGAGGCTTTATTGTGGAAAATGTAAAAGAAATACTCAGCAAAAAGTATTGCCGTGGCAAACAGAAGCGCATGTATTTGGTGGAGTATCTATAACCTGTGAAAAGTGTAACACATTAAAAGTGTTACTCATAAAAGATGGGAAAGAAGTTAAACTATAACTTTTTGAGCTTAAGCAACCGAACGACCAGCATAAGCCGAAACCTTTGGTTTTCGGTGCTTAATGCGCTGGTTATATTACGGTTGCCGAAAAATTAACAGATTGGAGGTTACATAATGATTTGGACTGAAAACGGCATAAAGATTATTGAGTATGGACACGGATCAATAGTGACTACTTGTTGTGAAGTAGAAGGAGCCATAGGGCTTGGCTTTATACCAACAGACAAGAAAGAGATTGGCACACCCTGCGAAACTGTGAAGAAGGGAGACTTGCTGCACGAACAGGGAGCCGACACGATGATATTTTTTAAAAATAAAGCTGGTTTTGATATGTTCTACGCACAAGTAGAGGCACTAAAGGAACAATTTGAAGGCGGATGGCCGCTGAACAAAGCAGATTGATACGGCTTTTCTTGAGTAATATAACGATTAGCACAGGAGATTGCGGATGGTGACTAAAGACATTAGAAAATTAGTCAAAGTGATGGCATACATGGAGGCTTTTAATAACGCAAGCCTTAGCAATTCTGATGCTGCGGCTGGTTCTGTTACGAAACAGCCCTTCAAGGAGGAAAATCGTTGTTGCGCTTGTGGTTGTTTTATGGAGGGTTTTGATTGTAGCACCGAGGCGGCAGATGATTACGATTTTAAGTGCAATAACCAAAAATGCAAAAGTAATAACAGGTCAAAATAAGTAACAGAACAGTGTTGATAAGCCGCTTCTGTATAGTATGTGCTGTTTGTTTAATGAAAACGGTGAACTAAAGTGTTTACTTAGAAAGGTTTTTTGTAGGGAGGTGATAGAGATTGCACAATATAAAAGGCCCATACACGAAAGTCTCTTTTGAGAGATTCAATCTTAACAGCCATTCTCAGATAAAGGATTACCTTTTAACCCAGGGATGGAAACCAACTCAATGGAACTTCAATAAAAAGACTAAGGAAAAGACTTCCCCTAAACTAACTGAGGATTCTTTCAGCTCCATTAAAGGAGAGTTTGGGCAGCTTATAGCTAGGAGGAATGTACTTACCCACAGGCGTAATACGATTCTTAATATAAAAGATCCCGATAATAAAGGTTGGATAAATCAGGTTCGTGGAGATGGTAAGATTGAAGCATCCGCTAATCCATGTGGGTGTAACACAGGTAGGTATCAACACAGGGTAGTGGTAAATGTACCAAAAGCAAGTGAGAAGGTTGTCTATGGAAAAGAGATGCGGAGCCTCTTCAAAGTACCTCGGGGCTACTCAATGGTCGGTGTTGATGCATCTGCTCTCGAAGCCAGAACGGAAGCTCACAATTGCTTCAGCTTCCAAGGAGGCAAGCGATACGCTCATGAGCTCATTGAGGGAGATGTTCACTCAGCTAATGCCAGACTATTCGGAACAGATAGAGATGGTGCAAAGAGTCCTAAATACGCACTCACTTACGGAGGTCAGATACCTAGGCTCCAAGAAATCCTAGGCTGCTCTAAGCTTAAGGCAGCTCAGTTATTTAATAACTTTTGGAGGGACAACACAGCCCTCTCAGGGATGAAGGAAGCTGTAACAAAGGCTTGGCAATCGAGGAGGGCTGAGAAGGGAGGGTATGTAATAGGGCTAGATGGAAGGAAGTTATTCGCTAGATCCTCCCATTCACTTGTTAATCTTAAGTTTCAATCAGATGGGGCTTTAATTATAAAGAGAGCCATGAAGATTCTATGGCTGGAGTGGTTGCCTAAGACCGATATAGAAGCCTATCTATTGATACAGCAGCATGATGAATGGCAGGCCCAGGTTAGAGAGGGGCAGGAGAAGCAATATGCAGATCTTGCATTGAGGGCTCTCGTAGAGGCTGGTAGGTATTATAATTATAAAGTGCCAATTGTTGGAAAGGCTATTGTTGGTAGGAACTGGGCCCAAACACACTAAGAAAAACCTTGACAAAACAGGTTAATTATGGTAGTATGGAGTTAAGAATAACAACTAAATAGGGGAGGCGTAGTGATTCGCCATGAGAAGTGTAGATGAATTAAAAGAAACATTATCTAATACGTTTGTACCAATCATTATGAAGAGATTTCCTGATGTAATGTTCCAAGCAAAAGGTAGACAAAGGATACTTAAAACAGAACTGAAAGAGGTGATGGATAGTTTCTACAAAAAGGAAGGGGCTAGTGTAGAAGCTCTATTATTTAATAGAGATTGGGAGGTAACGGATAGAGATAGTATGGTAAGTCTACTCATCCATAACTACGCAGATAGAATCTTACTCCATGTATTCCCAGATACTACAGATAAGGTTCAGACTAGAAAGGAATATCTACTCAGTATATTGAAAAGAATGGTTGACATATTTTGGAAAGAAGAATCTAAAGAGCTGGAGAACAGACTCTTAGGTAAGACATTTAATTAAAGGAGAAGGACTATGGGTTTAGGATTTGATAAAAGTAAAGAGGGTAGTAAGAAAGAGAAGAAGGATCTTGGTAGATTAGCTGATGGAACATACGTAGCTAAGGTCTGTCAGATAATTGATTTAGGTCGTCAGTATATCAGGGATTGGCAAACAGATGAGATAATGAAGTGGGACGATGGTAATCCTCAGATTAAAGAGAAGGTTTGGATTACATTCGAGTTCCCATCAGAGACAATAGAACTCACTGATGCTGAGGATAATACTGAGACTGTAAGCCGTATCTTAGGTAAAGAGTATTTAAAATCTACCCATGAGAAGGCAGCACTCACAGGTCTTATCCAGGCTGTTAATAAAGATGCTAATGGATTCACCGATCTGATGGGTAAGTATTGTTTAGTTACTGTTGGATCTACATCAGGTGGTAAAGCTAAGGTTGTTGGACTAGCCCCGTTGATGGCCGGTATTGATACACCTGAAGGTATCTGTGATGAGCTTGTATTTGATATGGATAATCCAGATGAAAGTGTTATGGATAAGCTTCCTAAATTTATACAAGAAGAGATTAGGAAGTCCCATGATTGGGTTGAGCCAGAAGCAGATAAGGAAGAGGATGTTCCTTTCTAAGGAGGTAGATTATGAGCTTAGATTTCCCAAAACAGATTGAGAGAAAGAACTCCCCTCACCTCCTTATAGATGGCGATATAGTTGTCTACTCCTGTGGAGCTACCAGTGATGGTCATTATTGGGAAGCTCCTGATGGAGAGCAGTTCAGGTATAAGAAAGAATGTGTAGCTCATTGTGTAGAAAAAGGTATTAGATATGGGGCAATAACAGACGGATACAAACCTGACCCACTATCTAATGCACTCCACTCAGTGAAGCAATTATTAAATTCAATATTAGATTATTGGAACTCAGATAATTACACAATCTTCTTAACTGATAGTAAGAATTGCTACAGGAGAGAGAGGTATCCCGATTACAAGGCGAATAGAGAGGGGTTGAGAAAGCCCCACCACTATCAAGCTATTAGAGATTATCTCTTTGATAAGTGGGGAGCTGAAACAACCTATAGAGGTAGAGAAGCAGATGATGATTTGGCTCTCCACCAGCTTTTTAATCTGCAAACAGCAACCCCCTCTGTGATCTGTACTTTAGATAAGGATCTTGACCAAGTACCTGGACTCCACTATAACTGGAGAGGTGAGAAACAATACTCTGTAGGTAGGAGGGAGGCTCTAAAGAACCTCTATAAACAATTTCTCACTGGAGACAGGGTTGATAATATTAAGGGGGTTGATGGTATAGGCCCTGTTAAAGCAGCCAAAGTAATCTCAGCCTGTAAGAATGAGCAAGAGATGAGAGATTGTATACTCTATCTGTATGGTGGTGATTGGGATTGGTTTGAGAAGAATGAGTTTCTACTGAGGGTAGATTAATGGAATATGGAATAGGTGAACACCACCCCCTGTATGGTGAAGTAATAATGGTAGGTATCATAGAGGGAGAATCATATAGGTGGTTTAAAGATGATAATGGAACCATCTCTATGATACCACTAGATGTATTAACGAGGTGATGCTAATGAATATTATTAGAGCTTTATTTATGACTCTGTTCTTTGTATTGTTCTGTATATATCTTGGAGAGGATGTAAGACCCTTTGAATCAATAATAATGTATCTAATATTAGTGGGGTTTAAATGGTAGGAAAAGAACTAAGGAGATCCAATGGCAGGAAGAAAAAGGTTGTTAAAAAGAATAGTTCTACCGTTTCCTCTTCCAACATGGAACCGAATACTCGCAATGAACAGATGGCAACAAGCAAAGCTACGCCACTGGCTTCACGATGCAGTTGTAAGATTCATTCCAAAAGGAAAAGGTTGTGTGATGCTGACGGAATCTCAGCAAAAGCAGTCATCGATGGGCTTGTCAACGGAGGAATACTTCAAGATGATTCGACCCAGTACGTCAAAGAAGTCAGGTTCTCGCAAGAGAAAACGAAGGGAGCCAAAGAAGAAACAATTATAGAGCTGTGGGAGGAGCTAGATTAATATGAGTAAATTCATTAATGAGGTAAAGTCTCACCTACTCGGTAGTAAAAGAAAGGTAATCTATGAGCCTTTAGATGTAAAACTATCTATAGAATCCCCTACTTATTCTGATCCATCTTATCAAAACCACTATAGAGCTAGTGTTGAATGGGGTTGTGAATTTTTTTGTATGCATAAAGATATGAATCCAATGATAGATAATGTATGCAGGGAGTTAAGGGAAGTTGTATATGGTGAATTAAAATCTTATCTTCATCTTTTAGAGAGGTATATTTATGAAAGAAAAGAAGAGGAAGCCCTTATGGTAATAAGAGACATAATAAGAGAAATTCATGGAGGAGGTTGATTAATATGCCAATATATCCTCATTTATGTAAAAACTGTAGAGCAGAATTTGATGTTATAAAGAAAGTGAGTCAGTTAGATCTTGATGAGTACTGCCCGATGTGTGGGGAGCTTGCCACAAGGCAGATATCAGACTCCACTTCTTTCCAGCTAAAGGGAGTAGGTTGGGAAAATAACGGGTACACACTTAAATCAGAATATAACAGAGAGAACGTAGCTTCTGAGCAGGCTATAGCACAGGAGAAGAAAGAGAGAGGTATCAAATGAGCCTATCAGAAGAGCAATGGTTTAAGCTGAAAGAAACCAGGAAGATCTATAACAATTACTTAAAAGGTAGATTGATCTGGCCTCGGAAGGACTCTTTCTATAAGAGTGGTAATAATAAGGTGTATCAGATGCCTTATATTAAAGCAATCCATGGAGTAATAGGGAGTAAGAAACTTGAAACATTACAAAAACAAAAGAGTGTTGACGATAGGTGATATCCACTCCCCTTACCACCACAAGGATGTGCTTAGATTCTTGGAAGCTATCAAAGAGCAATATAATCCTGACAGGGTTGTGAATCTGGGGGATGAGGCTGATAACCATGCGATATCTTTCCATCAATCTGACCCCTCTCTTTTCTCAGCTACTAAAGAGCTGATCGAGACTCAGAAGTTTCTTAGAAAGTTAGAGGGTATATTCCCAGAGATGTTGATAGTAAAGTCAAACCATGGGAGCCTAATCCATAGGAGGGTTGTAGCAGCTGGTTTACCAGCAGGGGTAATTAAAAGCTATAATGATATATATGGAGTAGGAGATGGATGGCAGTGGAAGTTTGATTTCACCTTAACGATGAGTAATAGACAGCCTGTTTACTTCGTCCATATGAAAAGTGCTAATGCAATGCAGGTTAGTAAGAACATGGGGATGAACATAGTACAGGGTCACTACCACTCAAAAGCATCTATCCATTACTGGGCTAACCCACGGAATCTTTTTTGGGGGATGCAACTAGGCTGCTTGTTTGATATTAAGAGTATGGCATATGCCTATAACAAAGCGCAAAAGGACAGGCCAATATTAACAGCTGGTATTATTATAGATGGACAACCAAAGCTTTTACCAATGGTACTTAAGAAAAACGGTAGATGGAATGGGAGGGTATACTAAATGACTCTTACAATAAGTGATCTTAAATTCTTAATAAACAATAACTTAGATCCAGATGATCTTCTTGAATTTATGGAGATAACAACAGAAGAGCTCATAGAGAAGTTTGAATATAAATTAGAAGAGGGTAAGATTTATAATAGACTCTCTAAAATGTTTAGTGATGGGAGGGGATAATGTACTGTCCACCTGGAGCTAAAAATATATACATGCCGGTGTTTGACGTTCATATTCTTGTGATACAAAAGGAATCACACTTTAATAAGTTCTTTGATCTTAATGATCTTGAAGGGACTAGGCTAGCTGAAATGCAGTGGAGTGGCTTTAGAGGTTGTTATTCATATTTCTTAGATGAAGAGGGGGTAGCTTACTTTATAATCTTCCTTAATCACACAGATGTTTTTACTATTATACATGAGTGTACCCACATAGTCCACTCTATATGTGATAACAAAGGTATTCCACTAACTGTAGAGAATACTGAGACAGTTGCATATATGACTACGTACTTATGTCAAGAGGTTGATAAGTTAATAACAAAACCTAAGAGGAAAAAGAAATAGTGGGTGAAACAATGGAAGAATTAAAACCATGTCCTCACTGCAAGGGTGGCGGTGATCCTCAAGAGGAAGAATTTACACACCAACCATCAGGAGCAAAAATAGTCGGTGTCAGGTGTCATCAATGCGGTTCGATGTCTTTAAGTAAAGATATTTGGAACACAAGGGTTAAATGAAGTCTGGATAAGAGGGGTGAAAAAGAATGGAAGTAACTAAGATAGGTGAGTATGGGTTTGATCAAGCCTGTTACGGACTCTCTCTTTCTTATAAAGACAGGGCTATACCAAGATACCTTTGGTGGCCCTGTACTATTGAGGATAAAGAGAAGTTCTCCAGGCTTGCACAACATGAGATTGATTATGTGATGCAAAGGATAACTCACTTTACTAAGAGGGTGGCTCCTAAACAGGCAGGTAGAGGAGGGGGCCATGATAAGTTCCTTGAGCATATTGAGGTATGGATTGATATAGAAGCCCCTAGATATTGGTGGAGCGAGTTCGACACCTATAGAGTGGGTATGAGCAAGCAGAGTGAGAGCACTATGCATAGCTTGAGTAAAAGGGATCTTATAGATGGAGACTTTGAAGATGGATGTCCCTATTGCTTTGATATATCTTTGTTTAATAATTTAAGGAGAAAACAAGGAGTTAGTATAAGGAGTTTAAAAGAGGAGATCCCAGAGGGCTACCTACAACGTAGAGAGGTTAAGACTAATTACAAGGTACTCCACAATATTATTAATCAGCGCAAAGCGCATAAACTCCCTGAGTGGAAGGTGTTTATAGATGAGGTCTATAGTCAGGTAGACCATCCTGAACTGCTCCAGAGGAGAGAGGTGGTAGATGAAAAGTAAATTTATGTTTGTGTATAGGAGTGAAGACTCTAGGGTATATCTAGAGTGTGATGATATCTTTCTAGATACTGTTGTTGAGGAGTTTTCTAACTTCCTTAAAGGTTGTGGTTTTCAGTTTAAAGAGATTGAGGTTATACCATTACCAGCAGACTACCACCTTGAAGAAGGGGAACTAACTATGGAGGATTGGAATGAGCTTGATTGATATAGATTATGAGGAGTACACAGACAGTCAAAAGGAGATGATTGATGAGCAGTATGAGAAGGCTACTAATCCATCTTTCAGGGATATGAAAATTAATCCTATTGAGGAGGAGCAAAAAGTACCCCTGCCTTGGCCTAATATTGCCCTTCAAGATCCAACCCCTAGAGATAAGGTTAATAATCCACCCCATTACAAAGTGATAGACGACATAGAGGCTATCGACATTATCAGGGAGCTCCTTGGGCCAGAGGGATTCATAGCCTATTGTTATGGGAATGTATTGAAGTACACACTAAGGGCTAAGAAGAAACAGCACTTTATGACAGATCTTAATAAGGCTGTTAAGTATGTTAAGTTTATAGCGGGGGAGTGATTGATGAGCTACTGGGTAAACAGGACTCTCTGTGAGGTGTTAGAAGAGATGAGAGTAAGCGTTAAGACCCTTAACTTCGCACTTATCCCATCACTCATCGAAGAAGTACAATGTATGGGCAATCGAATGGAGGCGGCTCTTGGTGATAAGAAGGATGTTGAAGCTATGAGAAAAGAAAGGAGTAGGTTAAAGAAAGAGATTAAACAACTTAAAGAGGATCGTGATGATTTGGTTGAAAATAAAGAGGCTTGATAAAGAGCTACCACTCCCAAAGTATGAGAGTAAAGGAGCAGCTGGTATAGACATTTACTCAGCTGAGTTCAAGGATATTCCACCTAGAACCTGCTTACTAATTAAAACTGGGATAGCATTTGAGATCACTCCAGGCTATATGGGGGTTATTAAATCTAGATCCGGTATAGCTGTGAAGAAGAATACTCACGTTAGGGCAGGGGTTGTTGATGAGGATTATAGAGGAGAGGTTAAAGTCCTCCTGTGTAATGATGGTAATAAGGTTGTTAAATTAAATAAAGGGGATCGAATAGCTCAGGTATTAATTGTACCAGTTACAAGATGCACTGTACAGGAATCAGATGAGTTAGCTGAAACTGATCGACAAGAGGGGGGTTGGGGTAGTACCGGCGGGTATAACTTTTATTTGCAGGAAGAGGATGATGGATGATAGTTATTTATATCTCCATGTCCAATAAAGATACATAAAAGTAGCAAGAGGTAATAAGATGGATAGTTTCACAATGCTTCACTCAACACTAGGACTTAATGGATTAACATGTGGGCTCTCCCATGGGAGCTGGAATGAGGGGGTAGAATGTGCAGCTGTTGATTACCTGGTTATTCCATGTGGGTTTCAGGTGGGGGAGATTGAGTATAGACTTAATGATTATAAGTACATCCCAGTTTGTAAGGACTGTGCAGAGACTATACAAGATCAAGACCCCGATTGGAATCTATTCATGTGCTTGGGGTGTGGTTATTGTGAATGGCATATTAGGAAGGTGGCTAAATATTACTCAGATAACTTTATAATATATACAGATCAATGTAAGTTCTGTAGGGGAGAAATTTAATGGAAAAGTTTGATAAGGCATCTGAATGTAAGAAGTGTGGAGAGATGGCGCCAGGCAGTAAGTTTACATACGCAGATCATCCTAGCATTATTTATCAGTCTATTGAAGTAATTCAGCGTACTTGTCGTCACTGTGGCTTTGAATGGAATGAGCTGCCTATTGATACTATAAACACGAAGGGATAATAAATGACATTACCAACACAATACCAAGAGTATATAGCTCTGTCTAGATATGCTCGTTGGATAGATAAAGAGAAACGGAGAGAAACCTGGGAGGAGACTGTTCAGCGGTACTCAGATTTCTTTTCAGATAAATTCCCAGACCATTCCGATGAGATACAAGGTGAGTTAAGGCATTCTATCTTGAATCTTGATGTAATGCCCTCCATGCGAATTGCTATGACGGCAGGAAAAGCTCTTAACAGGGATAATGTAGCTGGATATAACTGTGCTTACACAGTAATAGACCACCCAAGAGCTTTTGATGAGATCCTTTACATCCTCCTTTGTGGTACTGGAGTGGGATACTCAGTAGAGAGACAATATATAAATAAGTTACCAGATGTTAGTGAGGAGTTCCATGAATCAGAAACAGTTATTAAAGTTAGCGATAGCAAGATTGGATGGGCTAGTTCCTACCGTGAGCTTATATCGCTCCTATTTGCTGGAAAGATCCCGTCTTGGGACACCTCCAAACTCAGACCTGCTGGATCTCGTCTTAAAACTTTCGGGGGTAGAGCAAGTGGCCCTGAGCCTCTTCAAGGATTGTTTAGATTTACAGTTGGAATCTTCAAAGGAGCAGCAGGAAGAAACTTAACATCCTTAGAGTGCCATGATCTTTGTTGTAAAATAGCTGAGATAGTTGTAGTAGGGGGGGTTAGAAGAGCTGCATGTATCTCACTATCTAATCTTACTGATGATAGGATGAGGAGAGCTAAGTATGGGGAGTGGGGGGTGAGTACACCTTGGAGAGCACTCTCAAATAACTCCGTAGCCTATACAGAAAAGCCTGATTTTGAATCTTATATAAAGGAGATGATGACTCTCCATAAGTCAAAGGCAGGTGAGAGAGGTATATTTAATCGTGAAGCTGCCAGAAAACAAGTTGAAAAAACTGGAAGAAGAGATCCAGACTATGATTGGGGATGTAACCCATGCAGTGAGATTATCCTACGACCCAACCAGTTCTGTAATCTCACGGAGGTTGTTGTCAGACCTACTGACACAATTGAAAACCTCAAGGAGAAAGTTAGAGTTGCTACTATTCTTGGCACACTCCAGGCAACCCTTACAAAGTTCCGCTACTTACGAAAGGTCTGGAGAAATAACACAGAGGAGGAAGCTCTATTAGGAGTTAGTCTTACAGGGATTATGGATCATACACTCATGGGTGGTTTTGATGCAACGTGGAATACAGACTACTGGGAGAATGGAATAAAAAATCAACTTGAATGTATGCTAAGAGAGCTCAAACAAGTAGCGATAGATACTAATAAAGAATGGGGAGTGAAACTTGGAATTAAACAAGCAGCTGCCATAACATGTGTTAAGCCTAGTGGGACTGTAAGCCAGCTTGTGAACAGCTCTTCTGGTATCCATCCAAGGTATGCGCAATATTACGTAAGGAGAGTACAGGCAGATAAGAAAGATCCTTTGGCAGCTCTCATGATAGATCAGGGGGTTCCCTATAATGACCTTGGATCTACCTACTCATTTGAGTTTCCGATGGAAGCCCCAGAGGGCTCCATAAAAGAGGATGGGATATCAGCTTTGGAGCAGCTAGAACTCTGGAAGATATACCAGGATAACTGGTGTGAACATAAACCATCTCAAACTATTATGTATGGGGATGGAGATTTCTTAGGGATTATGGACTGGGTTTGGAAAAACTTCGATGATATATCAGGGGTGTCTTTCTTCCCTAAAGTTGACAATATATATGGCAATACTAACCCACAAGAGGAAATCGATAAAGAGGAGTATGATAAAAGAGTAGAGGCCATGCCAATAATAGATTGGAGTTTGCTGGGAGAATATGAACAGGAGGACAATACAGAGGGTGTTCAAACCTTCGCATGTCAAGGAGGTAATTGTGATATCTAAAACTACAGCGCGAGAAGTCTGTTCCACATTATGTAGGAAACTGTACAATATGTTGTACAAAGTTAATTGGAGGTGGGTAGTAGATAGGGTATTCCTACTCGCACTATTTGGCTTGCTCTATATGATGATCTATGTATTTTGGCACTACAATGTTACAATTCTCGTAGAGTCAATAGACACCCAGGTTATTCAAGAACAGACAGTGGTTCCACCAAGCAAAAGACAGGAGGTAAACAAGATGCAAATAAAAAAGGGAGTAAACCTAAATGGACTTAAGCCGGAGATAGCGGCTATCTTTCCTGTACTTGAATGTGTATATCAGAGCTATGGGGCTGAGGCTGTTATAACATCAGGTGTAGAGGGATCTCATGGAGACTACTCTCACCACTTTAAAGGGTTAGCTGTAGATGTTAGGACAAGAAATGTTAATGTGAATTTTCATAAAGACTTAGTTAATAAGCTTAAGTTTGCACTTTCTGAGCAGTACCAAGTAGTATATGAGAATAATCACATCCATGTTGAGTTCGACCCAAAGGAGCATATAGCATGAAATGGGGAGATAGATCTTATCTGCTATCTATTATATGGGGTATGTTTGAGCTTCTTGATATCTTACTGAAGAAACTAACTACTGAAGCTGAGACAGATCTATATAATGATGCAGATAAACTACTAGAAGACACACACAATCTGTATTTAAAGATTGAAGACCCTAAGAGGTTGGAAAGATGATGGAATATATCTATAGTACATTGGCTGTTGTGGGGATAGGGATTCTAATTTGGATTGTATTACTTACTTGGGAGGGATAGTATGGGATTATGGGCATCAATAAAAGCATTAGGTAAGGCTCCTAAAGTAATCGATACAGGGCTTGATTTGATTACAACTGGAGCTAAGGGTATAGATGCTATGTTCTATACCAAAGAGGAACAAGCTGGAGATAGGGCTAAAGCTTCTGCATCTATCATAGCTCATGCAGTTGAGATGAATAAGATGGCTAATGAGGAGCAGTCAGTACGCTCTGTTACAAGACGCTGGTTAGCCCTCGGCTTAGTGTTCAACTCTGTAATGGTATTTGATTATTGTATCTATCTATTACAGGTTGGTAAGGAGGATCTTGTAGGTAAGATAATTAAGATAACAGCAGCATGGGGTATGGATAACGCCTTACTAGCTGTTGTTATATTCTACTTTGGTTACTACGGAGCTAGTAAGATTGTAGCATCAATGGGAAAGAAGAACTCACATTAAATAAAAGAAAAGGGGAGCCCGTTAAAAGGCTCCCCTTTGTGCTTTTTAATAAGGCCATCCACTATCGTTTTCAGGATCGTAAGCTTCTACCTCAGCTATTGTAGTCATGGCATTGATTAACCCCTTCTGAGTAACAAAGTAATCCCAAATCTGTACACACTTATCCATCTGAGAACCGCCAGTTGGTAAGCTAATCATCGAAGATTGTATCTTCTTTTTATCCAATTCTATTATATTCTCATTAGCATAGGCTGGAATAATAGCTCCTATATGATCATAGGCTACTTGCTTTGTTTCCTCAATCTTCCAAGCTTTTACAGAATCTAAATCTTTCACCCACTCTTTCCCCGTATTATCCCATATGTATCTTTCATCTGGAGCAGCAGAATAGATCAATCCACCGCCATCAAGATATGTGTCTATATCTTCTCTATGTAGTAAAGCAGACAAGAACACATCTTCTGTAGAATCATTGTCAAATGTTATACGTATATAGTTTTCAATTGTGTCTGTATAGTGAATTACTTTTATCGCCACTTTTCCAATTCCCCTATTAGTTTAGTTTTACACATCTTTTATCTTAATTCAACCCAAGCTGAGTATGTACCAGTTACGTTTGTTACAACATACGAACTGTTCGGGGGGACTATAAATGTGAAGGGTGTGATAGTTCCTCCACCAGTTACAACAGATCCAAGTGTTACTCCACCAACCACAGCATTAAAATTCCCAGTTGTTGTTGAAGATACACAGATTGTTATTGGTTTACCTGTGTCATTATAATAGGTAACACCACTTGTCCTAGAACCGAACACATCTTGCCATGTTTGCCCATATCCAAGACTAGACATTGCAGCAAAAGCCTGTCCACCATAACCCTGTATAGTACTAGGTGCAGTTGCCCATGTTCCAGCAGTTGCTTGTGTTGACTCTACAAAACCAACTACTCTAAACGGTACGTCTGTCCTAGCAGCAGTTGAATAAATTACATTACTACTATCCGCTGCACCTGCTCCACCCTCTGCTGTAGTTGTAATCAGAGTGGTTTCATCCAGGTTATTACCACCAGCTAGATTTACAGCTGCAAGCTCAACAGTCCCTGCATTATCGATAGCAATCACAGCTATTCTACTTTCAACAGCACTGATAGTGCCAAGTGTTGATCCAGATGATATAACAACTGATATCGGTGAACTAACAGCCCTGGTATTCACAGTACCACTACCTAATGTAGCTGATCTAAAATCTAATGTAGTTACATTAAGTGTAAGGGTTAATGCACTAGCAGCAACAGAAGCTGTTATAGGTTGCAGACTACTCTTACCACCAACACTATCTGCATATGCTTTAATAGATTGTTGGGTAGCAAGATGAGTATCGCTGTCAGACACCATACCATCTTCATCTTTAATAGCTGTACCAGTAGCAGATGTGTTAAGCACCGGACTTGTTAGTGTTGTATTAGTGAATGTTTCACCATCTACTCTAGCAGCTGGAAAGCCACCGTTGGTTGATCCATCGTGAACTACAGTTACTTCTTTGTCGGTATCTACTGTGATCTCACCAATTGCTCCAGCAAAAGATGAATGTTCAGCTGTCGTTCCTCGCCTGTATTGTATTTGCGTTGCCATTTATATAATCTCCTTATACTATTGATCCAAAATCGGTTGGGAATAAAAGTACTGTATCTGTTATAGCTCCAAAATCATAAGCTCCCGCTGTATCGAAACCTATGCTAGAATAATTAGCACAGGCTGCTTCACTAGAAGCCGCATTAGCCTCACTCGAAGAAGCAGAAGCAGCACTGGATGAGGCAGCATCTTCACTAATGGCTGCATTAGTTTCTGATACTAGAGCAGCAGCAGCAGAGGCTTCAGCACCGGCAGCAGCACCCCCACCATAATTAGTATCACCATAGCTCTTACTGATAGCATCCCCACTATTAACAGGATCACCTACATTCTGTATACGGTATGTGTCAAGATCCCATATCCCAGTAGCTACGTTGTTTGGTTCTCCTATACCCCCAAGCCCCATTACATTCTGAATAGCTACAGCCATCTTCTCAAAATTACTGTTGAAGATAGCTGCTGAATATTGGGAGTTTGTAGGTACTGTAGTGTAAGTCGGTTTATTTGCCATTACTCATCCCCTTCTTTAAATAGTTGCTGCCAACCCTCTTCTAAGAACAGGCTCGTACCGAAGTCTATCATCTCCTGCATCTCAGGTGGCATATCTTTATTGTTACGTTTCCAATTAACTAACTGACAAAAGGTAGCAGCTAGGGAAATATTATAACTAATTATCTCATCAAAAGCTCTATCAAACTCAGCATCAGCTGATTCAACATGACCTTGACCATGTAGTTTAGCTATTTCAGTAGACCTATCATTCATCCAATCTTTATAAGCTCTCTTAGCCTCGCTGGTTATAAAATTCTTCTCTCTTATAGCCTCAGCTTCTGTAGGTGGAAAGGAGAAAGCTGTCAACATTAGATCAGTGAATGTTGGATTCTCTTTTATAAGCTGTCCAGTTGTTGTTCTAAGCTCATCTGATCCAAGTGCTTTCTGTACCTGCCTAAATTTAGATGGGCCGGACAACGGTTTAACCAGTGTATCTAAAGCTTTACTAGCAACCTCGGCTACTGGAACATCATATTCCCCACGAACCAGATCTATAAATTCTGGAACAGTACCTGTAAAGTTTAAAGCAAAGTCCTTGAATACTTTTGCAGAGGGGCCACCAAGTGTTTCATCGAGAGGTACATTTCTAGCATAAGAGAAAAACCCATCACTCATAGAAATACGTTGGTTAATCTTTAACCGGCCATCTGAGGTAGCACTAGCAACCCCTCCTTTTAACCAGTTCTCAAATGTCTTTGCTTCTACATCTAATCCTAGCTTCTGTAAATTACTTGATACAGAATCAGATACATGAGGGTATAACCCCTGGGAGAAGGAACCTTGATAGGCTGGGTTACCAGTCAGCTCTTGCAGACCCTTTTCACCTAGGAATACAAAATCCTCAAAGAATGGGACAGCAGCAGCTGGGCCTAATATAGCAGCATATGTTAGCCACATACCAGAGAGCTCACCATATGTAAGCTTCTTAGTATTCATCATCATCCTAAGTTGTTTAATACCTATCTGCTTAAACTGAAGTGGTACACTCTGTAATCCCCTAGCTAACCAAGGCTCATTCATACGAGTTAGGTTATGGGTAAGTACCATAGCTCTTTCAGATACGGCATTAAGAAATTCAGGAGTAGCTTCTTTGAGATCCTTAGCTGTTAAGGTTGGATGGGTTCCTGCCTTAATCTCGTTCTCTAGAAACCTCCTTTCAACAACCCAGGAGTAAGTTCTCTGTAAACTCTCACCCATTTTAAAGAATACACCAGACTTCTCAATCCCTGACTGAGCTAGTGATTTTAATCCACCTGAGAAATCTCTAAAGGTATTCTTCTCATGGATAAAATCTCTCATAGGTGCATAATCAATATCAGCTATGAATCCACTTTTTTGTAATTCTCCCCATACCTTGCTACCATTTTTTGTAAAATTAACAGTAGTAGTAAGTGGAGATACTACTTGCATGAAATCTGCATTAGCCTTTGTCATAGCCTTAACAGTAGCTGTTTTCTTCCCATGGAACATAACCCTACCAGCCTGTACTCCAACAGCTGCAATAGCCTGAGAGAACTGGAGAGGTAATTGACCAAGGGCAAATAGATATAGCTTAGATATAGCTGTAGTGCCTTTGGCAAATCTAGCCATATCATAAACAGTTGGGATACGATCTACTATATTAGCCGTCTTATAATGACCTGCATCAACCATAGCATCGGAGGTAGAGTTTAAAAGAGATCTATTCCGCAGCTCACCTACAGTAGGTATTTTACTAACCCTCTTAATTTGATCTTGTATAGCTTTAGCTTCCGACATCTCCCAATATCCACCCCTATCAAAGTCAATAGGAGATTTCCAATCATAAGAATCTTGTAGGTATTTACCATAGGTTTTCTGGAAGTCATCTTGTAAACTAAACTTAACCTCACCAAGCTCGATAAACTCACTTACGTTATTAAAGTAATTAGCAAGTGATTGATCAGATGGGAGGATAGGAGCTTTATCCGTAACTTCATTTTTACCTGTAAGAGGGTTATACTCGGTTCTAGGTTGATCCCCTAATAACCTCTCACCTCTTCTTCTAAGGTGGGTATTCTTTTTAAACGACTGTCTATTAGTAGTAGTGAGAAATTGCTCTATCTGCTCATCCTTCCAACCTGATTTCTTCAATGCTTGAGCTATGGGGGCCAGTTGCTCTTGATTCATCCCCCTTAAACCCTTGGCAAAATCACTTCCGTAGGCAAACTCATTAACATCTTTACCAGCTCTGACTGAAACATAAGATCCAGTAGGATCATCTGCGTTTAGACTTTTAACTAGTTTAGCAGCTCTAGAAGATGTAGGTGCTGTATGGGTAGTCTTAGCACTAATAACAGCCCCATCTTTCTCACTTAGTTTAACGATAAAGAAATCATCCTCATAGTTTACCGGAGTGAAAGACTCTTTATAACCTATTATATCATCTGATTTCTCTAGGGTTTTAAGTAACGTATCCTGTTCAGATTTAGATAGCAATACTGGAGTATCCTCTAATTTATCATCCATGAACTCATAAAGCTTTCCACCATTTCCAGAAGCTTCTTTATTCCAGTATATTACATTACCATCTTTATCAATAGCTTCTGTACCAAACTTAATACCCTTCTTTGGACGTAGGTATCCAGTACCAAGAGCAGTGTCTAACTTCTGATATCCCTGAGCATTAGCTATATTTACAGAGGTACTATTCATCATAGAATGAACAGCGTCTGTTGTATTTCTTATACCATAGTAAGCATCGACTTCTTTGTTATTAGCTGGAAGAAAGTACTTACCATCTTGTGATACTATACCACCTTCAACTGGGAAGAACTTCTGTTCAATATCGTTAGTTGCTTTTAATACGTGGTTTAAATTACTTCTCTCTCCTTTCTTCAACCCTTTATAGATGTTCTTCTGGAGATCTGATAATCCTTTTCTTAATCTGGCTGATTGGTAGTATGCTATAGTAGGATTAGTTACCCCCTCTTTCCCACCAACAGCACCGAGGTATTTCTCAGGTGGTAATATATACCTGCTTGCTGGGTTCTCTACTTTCCAACTAGATATTGACGTTGGCCCATAGTCTACTTCTGATTTAAACACAACACTATTAATAGCATCTTCAGCTAGTGTCTGAGCTTTTGTTACTTTCTCAAACAGCATATCATCTGCTATTGCATTAGCTACTTTATTACCGTTGTTGAAATTAATAGCCATGTCATCTATGGGTGATTTAAGTATACTCCCCTCATAATCAGGTATCAATGAAAGGGCAATCTCATTATCAGCATCTATAGTCTGCTTTACAGTATCAACCATCTGTGGGTTGGGAGAGTTTAACAGTTCAATACTCCCCTTAACACCATCTAAAGCAATCTCATCACTATTCTCAAGAGCTGCCTTGGCTGTTCTAGCTCCAGCAGATTCTATGTTTGATGTAGCATTGATTATAATATCATCTGGATCTATAGGAGCTTTAGCAGCATCTAAAGCGTTATTTATACGCTTACTTATAGAGTCAGTTCTGCCGGTAGTTATCTTAGATATTTTAGATACTGCAACAGGATCATGATAATTAGCATCCATGAAAAGCTTCTTTAAACTCTTGCTGTCCATCAGAGAGAGGCCAACAGCCTTCTCATTTCCTACAGCTTCTGATAACAATAAGCTTGTTACTTTTGTTTCTAATTCCCTACGAGCTGTTACATGGGCTCTCATTAACTTAGCAGTTTTAAGAACTCCCTCAACTGCTCCAGCCACTAGCATCCCCTCAAGGGCTCCCTTTAATCTACCCTCTAACATACTATCGTTTGGATCACTAGAAAGGAAGTCAATAAACCATCCAGTAAACTCAGGAGCAGCATCATTCTCTTTAACAAAATCAGCTAATCTTTTTTCATAGGGATCTAATATAGCGAAGTCTGCCACAGCACCTGCTAACATCTCTCTAGTGAGAAGAGGAGCATTCTTAAGTTTATTCCACTTAGATAGAACCTTTAGTGTACCCAAGTAAGGCCCGACCAACTCAGTGAAACCAGCAACTAAATGACCGGTAGTTGTTTTTAGTTCAAACTTACCAAACTCTTTTGTAAACTCTCTCTCTTTTTTGAAGATAGCTTTGGGATCATCTACCTCACCAGTGATTAGACTACTAAGCCCTCTCTCAGGTTCTGGTAGGATAGCAAATAAAGCATCACCATATAATACCTGTAAGGAGTTAATACTCCCTTTAAGCCCATTCCAGATAGCTTTAGGGGATTCTGGAAAAAACTGGATAATATCAGAAGCTATATTAGGAGCGTTGACAAGTAATCCCTTAACACCACGCTGTAGTGTAGAGAACTCCTCATCACTTTGATTAATACCTTGTGACCAGGATATCATATGAGTATCAAGATCTTTTAAAGTAGAACGAGTTATCCCTGATTCCTTACTTAACTGGAGCTCAGAGTAAATAGTATCAAAGCTCCTCTCTTTAAAAAGAGCCTCTTTAAAATCCTTACTTGCAGCTGCTATAGATATAGTATCCCCAGTAGAGGCTCCAGATTCAATCATATTAGTTACAAGATTATCCCCAGCGATACCAGCTCTTTTACGCTCCTCGTCATAGAGAGGTTGATTAGCTGCTTTGACATCAACCCCTATATTAGCTTGCTGAACATCTGAAGCTAATCCAGACTGATCTACTACCCCAGCCATATTGTTATCTTCTATAGCGTGGGTATTACGAAGAGATTCATTCTCTAATACGTCTAATGCTCTTTCTGAATTTAGACGAGAGTTTCTAATCCCACTATTCTTAACACTAGCAGTAGCCTCTCCAAGCTCTTCTAATACTAAGTCAGTAGATGTAGTCTGAACCACTGGTTTTCCTGGCGTATCACTAGCAGGTCTATCAAGTGCTTTTGATGTATCCGCTATAAGTTGATCTAAGCTTAACTCAGCCATTTAATATCCTATAATTTAAAAGGTTTTACAGTTTCCTTTGCAAGCTTCTTTAACCTTTCAGCTCCTTTTGGATCACTGGTTGCTATGGTACTAAGTAATGTATTGTAACCACTATCCAATGCAGCTCTATAATCTTCTCTTACTTTGGGGTAATTCGGGCTATTTCTAAATTTGGTATAACTAACAACCAAATCTTTTATAGTTAATACATGCTCCTCATCATCCTCAGTAAGGTTATGATATCCATTTAGATATGACTTAAAGGTTTTACCAAACTTCTCTACCAACCTAATGTGCGATATATCGTTTGTAAACTCCTCATCACTCATTTCACTAGAGAACTCTCTCAGTGGTTCTTCATACTCTCTCCTATTCTTTAAAGCCCCTTGATAGAAGAAGGCCATAGAAGCATCGCTGATATCTGGATCGTTACTCTTAGCAGTCTTCTTAAACACCTTAGACTGGGTTAAGATCTGGATGGCGTTCTCAGGTGACCAGAATAATCTCTTTGTTGATTCAGGTAGATCCTGTAGCCATTGCTGGCGAGATATATCTAACTGGTATTTTAATACATCATTATCGTATTGTAGTCCTGTCTTTGGATCATTCAAGTTAATCAATTCGGTTAAATGCTTTTTATAGGGATCAAGCTTCTTATTAAAGTAAAGAGCCTCATCACCCGTAGCACTTATATAAGCATCTACAGAATCATCCCCTATAGTCTGCTCTTCATATAACCTATTAAACTCATCAAGGGCAGATGGCCCATCTAAAACCCCATCTCTTAATCTCTGAATAATAGAGTCAGCCTGGTTAGAGAGTGTTGAATACAGGGTATCAGTTATATTCTGCTCCTGTGGTATAAGCGTTTGTTTCACCAGGGTTTTATTAGCTGTAAAAAGATCTGACTGCGATGTTACATTAGATACAGCTAGTAAGTTATTATCAGTCTGAGCCTTGAGAGCTATTGTTTTACCGACAAGCTCAGCCCCGCCCTGTGGATTAGTATCCTTAAGTTGATTAAACATATACTGCTGTGATGGGGATAGATCCGCTACAGCTCTCTCTGTATAGAGCTCTCTCTGAGTACCACCATCTAAATATGTAGTCTTTGCTCCACCTGATAATGTATCTAATGATGTGTATGCATTACCGGCTTGCACTTTCTCGAATCTAGATGTAGTATCAATAAGGATGTTATTCATCATACTTTGAATCTTACCGATATCTACAGCTGGTACACCCATACTAATAGCTGTCTTAGTAGCATCAAGTAAGGATCTATTATTGAAGTTCCGTACATCAGCCTCATTAACACCTGGATTAGCTTCAAATGTATTACGAGCTGATTCAAACTGTTTAATAATAACATCCATCGCTCTAGTTGGAGCCTGTTGAGCAGCTAGTCTACTTTTACCAGCTTGATATTCAGCTATATCAGTAAACGTTTTAGATGCTTCTGATAACGCTGTTGAAACCCTATCATCCGTCCTAACAGCAGCTGGAGAAACAGATGGTATATCAACAGGTTGTGTAGTTTGTCCTATAGTAATTCGACCCATTCTTATTTCTCCTCAGTAACCTGTTCTGTAAAGCTAGTAGAAGATGGTTGATTATCTGGTTGGGATAAATCTACTATTGCACCAGCAGTAGCTCCAAGTCCTTTTATTTGCTGTGATGTTATACCAGCTTTAGTGGCCTCTAGTGAAGCTCCTATCTGAGCTACCTGAGCCTCTGTCTGCTGTGATAATAGACTTAACCCAGTTTCTAGGGAGGTTTGTGTACCTATTGTAGGTGCATCGACTATACTACCACCAATCCCAGAGGCTCCAGCAGATGCAGCTATCTGCGCTTTTCTTATACGAGCCTGTCTCTTAGCCCTTATCTCTTCTTGCCTCTCAGCTATTCTAGCCTGCTTCTCTGCTAACTTAGCTGCATCCTCAGCATCTTCCTTAGCTTGCTCACTCTCATACACAGAATAAGCTGTAGAAGCTGCTGATAAGATTAACGATATTGTACCTGCTGCCAGTCCCATATTAAATCTCCATCTCGGAATAGATTAAACCATCACCATTGTGTTTAAGTGGCATGACTTTCTCGAACCCAAACATTTTCCAATATTTAGATAACTTCTTATCATTCTCTTTAGCACAAACAATCAGTCTCTTAATCTTAAAATCATCTTTCAATATAGTCTTAATAAACTCAAACTCTATAAGCATCTTCTTTAATATAGATTTATTGAACTTATAAACGTTGTTGTGTATCGTAACTTTATCAGACTCATTATCAAAAAACTCAATAACAGTCTCTGCTACGGGTATATGATTCTCATATGTAAAGTGGAATAGTTTCATAATATTCACTAGGCATTTCTCTTAGCTTTAACTAGTAGCTGCCATCCTAATAATTTAAAACCTTTATTATCATCCTTTTCAAAGTGAAGCCTCATTGTATTACCACGGCCTCTGATCTTATGCTTTGATGTAACAAGCTCCAAACCAGGATCAACTCCATCAAAATGAGATGTCGTAAACTTATATGGAAAATATACCTGTCTCAATTCTCCAAACTTAGATGAGCTTGTATTAGTAGACCAGTTCCAATCTACTCTCATTTTACAAGAGCCTTGGGTAACATCCTCTCCACTATCATCTAATACACCAGACTCTAATCTCTCAAATATAGTCATTACATATGGAAACTGTTTTTTATGTATAACATCATTATATAAATTATGAGCCATGTCTATATAAGCTGGAAAACTCTCTGTATCAACTGAGTTTAACGAAAAATCCTCATAGCTATCACCTGAGAACTGACCAAAAGAGAAGTCGCAATTATCTCCATTCTTTTTTATATAGAGAAATACTGTGGTTATTTGTGACATAGATGTGATATCTTGGGCTACAACAGTCTCATCACTCTCATCAACTACTACATTATCAAGATTATCTACAACAGTATCTGATAAAGCCCTTCCTTTAGATAGTATACCTATATCACCTAATGTTACTTTAGATCCTGTTGAATCCGCAACTATAGAGGCCATTGTCCATGCTTTTAATATATCATCGTATATTAACGCATCTCTAGTATCAGTCGATTGGTTGTTTCTATTACGGGTAGACTGTATATCAGACGGTGCTATAGTCAATGCGTAAAACAGTTTATTCGTAGCTTGGTTATACACAGCTTTACCAGCCGCCCTATTATCCTCACTTAAAGAATTATAGAATGTATTTATCTTAGTAGATATAGGTGCTACAGAGGGTTTATTATCTGTGACCTTTCTAGGGAGTATCTCCCAGATTTTACTTTTACCAAAGTATACTAGCTTATCATCAACCATAGTAAAAGCATCACTGCCAATTAATCCGTCATCAGATATCTTATCAACAATAAAATTATTAGGGCGAAAAGTATCTTGTCCATATATAAACCATATACCATTACTGGCTAAGACAGCTGTACCATTATCGAAATCCTGTAGAGCTAATATCCTCTCAGCGTTACCTATGATAATCGTACCACCATCACTATCAACTACCTCAGTATCAGTATCTGAATATGGATCGGCATGTTGATAAAACCTCCCATACTTCCTAGGAGCATCGACAGTCTGCGAATAGTAAACCGTATTAGGTGTTTTCTCTAAACCAGCTAACCACAACCTGCCTTTAGATGTTGTAGCAGCTGTAAACTTTTTTATATCTTGCTCATCATTAGCTGATGAATATTCTTTTGATATTAATTCTGTTACATTACTATTAAAGACTGTATTTGTAGGGTCTGCTGTAGATGCATATGCTTCCCATACAATATATTCATACCCGCTCCTAGCATCTCCTAAAAACATATCCCCTTCATAATATATTTTCTCTTTAGCAGTTGAGCCGATGACCGGTGTACCCCAGTTGGGTTCTATAGATCCAGTACGATGAGAGGAATATAAAAAAATTCCTCGGCCAGATATTTCAGTATACGTACCATCGTTTCTATTATAAGTAGCCGCTCCTAAATCTTTTACTCTCCAATAATACCCGTTCTCTATTATCTGTGTTGTTATTAAATCAGGTCTATAGTATGATACATCCTCAAACCCCACTGACATACGAGGCTTCCAAGTACCAGCACCAACAGCACTAACAGATGACCATGTTGGATCTCCACTTATCGCACTCCCATTATTCACCCAATAATCTTGCCAATCTGTACCAACAGAAATATTAGCAGCTGGACTTTGGTTATGAGATTTTATACATAAATATGATTTACCTTGGTAATTAACCCGACTATCTATATTTCCATCATCACCAAGACCTCTTGTAAATACATCAAAGGCTAGGAAATTCAATGTTACATCATCATTAGATATTTCTAAGTAACCAGTCCTGATATACGGATTAATCACCAAAACTCTATTCTGGTCTAACAGGAATATGGTTTTATGATAAGCTGCTAAATCATTAGCCTCATTGTCTGTTAATACTATCTCCTGTATAGGGGAGGATATCTCTACTAAATCATCTGGTGATGAATAATTATATACGGATATAGTCTTCCCTATTATAGATATTACATAGGAAAGTAAATTGCCTGTAGAGGTTACAAAACTCACCTCTTTAAAAGATGGAACAGGTGTTGAATAAGATCCATAATGAGATGAGAAATCGAATGAACTAGTCTCATAGAATCCACCTGCTATCTTCTCACCTAAGAAATCTATACCTTTCCTCGGTTCTATAGATCCATCTTGATTAAGGTTTATGTTAATCAGATCTGATGCATCAGACGCAGGTATATTAATGGGCGATGCTTCTGTATTAAGCCCACCTTTAAAATCGAAGAATGTAGTCGATTGCCTAGCCATTAGCTCTATTCTCTTTCCTTATATTAACAAGTTCTTTGGCTCTTTTCTTTGCCTTTGATTTAAGTCCCATATGCTTTTTCACAGCTCGTTCAGCACGACAACGGGTTGTAAAATACCCAGGGACTGAAACCCTCTGGCTTATCTTTACAGTAAACCCGCATTTAGTTAGTACTATTTCCGGAAAAGTTTTTTCTTCCATAATCCACCTTATCATTATATGTACTATTATCAAAGTTAAGTATCCTAGCCCATCTCTTCATCTGAGCTTTACCCTGTATGAACTTCCTTGCATATATATGAGCTGTTTGATTATCTCCAACAAGTGTTCTAAAAGCCTCCTCAATAACTCCATCAACTAATATCGGATGGAAACGTGATGGAAGATCTGGATAATCATCATCATCAGTCATTATAGAGGGCTCTTTTACAACATATATCTTTGAGAGGGAGCTTACTAGATTCCCATTATATGAATCAAAGATTATAAACTCATCATCGTTAGATGTCCAATAAGAGGGATCTTTAGCATTTTTAGCACCATTAGAATCTACATCCGATTGCGTAGTATCTCTACTTGCTAATAGCTCAACCATCTCAAATGGTGTACGATAGATAGGATCACTATCATTATACCGAATCCATTCTACACCTTGTATATCTAGTGGTATCCTCATCTTATGAGCAGTTGAGGTAGTCTCTAGATTATCTAATGTAAAGAGGTGGGGCCATGGATAAGTCCCAAGTGTTTTATTATAAACAGTATCAAGAAGTTCTAGTACCTGCTCTGACTCTACTGTCTCATCCGTAGCTGTTACATTATCAGAATCAATAGCTGATAGAACCTTTTGAACAATCTGTAATCTAGTTAGCTTAGGCATCTTAAGGCATCCTTATTAACACAAAGTTTATATGTTCAAGCACTGGTTCAGCAGCACCTGAATTCCTTTTTATCATGAGATACACACGTTGTCCAGCTGTAAGCTCAGGTAAACACGTTAAGGATACATGACCTATATTTGTAGTAGTTGCTGTTCTAATTGATCTCGCAACAGCCTCTTTTGTAACAATAGTTCCAAATGGATCTGTATCAACACCCACAGTGAACTCATATTCATTTACAGCTGCTACACTACCGCCTAGATTAATAGCTACCATCAAATGATAAGAGCCAGTATAAGGGGCTGTCCAATAACCACCTGTATTATTAAATGTCATATTATGACTTGTATTTATATCCCATGAAATACCACCAGCAAGATTAGCTAAATTAATCGCTTTGAACGAGGATGATATACCTGTAGTAGCCCCCGTAGAATCCATATATGCACAGCCGTGGGCATCTTCTTTATATATTACTCCGCCTGTACCATTTGTATGAATAGTAGCTCCATCTGAATCAGCGGATGTATCGAAATCCTCTTCTGGTTTTATTACATCCCATGCTCCAGAACCAGTACCGTTAGCTTTGTATACCTCTTTATTATTAGCTACTGCTACGCCTTTTGGTTCGTGGAGGGACGAACCTGTTAATACCGAATGTTTAATAGTCATTCTTATACTCCATTCTAGAATAGGGAACCCCCGTTAGAGGGCTCCCCAATCTTTTAATTATTGCTCTTCAAAGTACAAAGCAGTACAGGTCAATCCAGAGCCAGTACCACCAGCCATACTAATAGAGATCAAATCACCTCTTGTTACAGCTACGTTAGCAGCAGTAGTAGAGAGGTTGATAGTACCTTTAGTACCAGCGGTCAATACAGGATCTGCATCAAACAGAGTAGTTGTACTCATAGTTTTAGATGCACTCACATTAGTGAGTACAAATGTATAGGTTTTAGTTGCGTCAGAAGTAATAGATGCCTGGGCATCAGCAAACATCAACTTACCTGTTACAGGTGCTACACAATATTTTAATACAGCACTAGTATTAGCAAGATGATCTTTTTGTACAACAGCAGCTGCACTAGATACATTACCTCTATCTTTAGGTTCGACCTGTGATGTTGATTTAGCTATAATTGCCATTTTTTATATCTCCTTTCTTCATTAATTATTTAATTGATTACGCTGTAAGAATAGTAACGAGAGCAGGAAGCCGGTAGTTACCAAGTCCATACCGAAGATTAGCTGAATACTCATCACGTTTCTTACCAGCATTACGGAAGTACTCAATATCAGGCATAGAGCGAATAGCACCTTTAAAGGCTTCCTCACCAATGAAGATATTAGCTTTCAATGAACCACCAGCATCATGATCAAGAGCCGTAGCTTCATCCAGCATATTAGACTCATAGAAATCAAATCCCATGTAACGCCCAATATATGCAGTTGAACCAAAACCCTCTTTAATATTAGCGTTCTGACCATAGACATCCTGACGGATAATCGCATCTAATGTAAGCAGCTCAGAAGATACAGAAGCATCTACATAAGCTTGACGACCAATACGACTTACATTAGCTTTTGTCAATGCTTCCCTTGCCTGGATAATATCAGCAAGTGCAATTACAGTAGAAGTACCAGTACCTACGTAACGATGGGCAACACCATTAATAGTATTAGCATCATTAGTTGTCTGCCCTTTATGCAGCAAGAAGATATCATTCTCCAACCTTTCCATCAGAGCCCTAACACACATCTTAGGGAATTTAGACTGGATCTCACTTACGTAAAAGGAATCCTCTTTAAGTTTATCTGTTATAGATACACCAGCCTGAAGATACTCATCAATAGTGAGGGTGAACTCACCTGTGGTAGGATCTTCAAATGCGATATCAGTGTTTTCTGTATAATCACTTACAGATACGGAGCTGAAAGTAGGGATGTGAAGTTCATCACCATCACCAAAATCAGATACGAAATCTACAGTGCGCTGTGCCATAAGCTCTTCTTGAAGCTCTTCCTGTATTTCTTTACTCCATACATCAGTACGAATTGTATTGGCTTGTGAAGTAGTTGTACTCATTGTTTTTACTCCTTACTTTTTTAAATTGACTGTTAATCTACCTTGATCAACAGCATTATGAATCATTGCTTGGACTTTCTTAGACCAATAGGTTTGCGGATCTTTTTTCTTAAGTGCCGCTAAACTGTCCCACGTTAATTTATCGTTTTGTATAATTGACTCTTCATTCGAGTTACTATTACCATCAATATCTATGAAAGAAACATTAGACTTTTTAGTAGTAGCCGTGACCATCTCAACAAGCTTATTAGGATTAGTTTTACCTAGTAAATCCAAAACTTGCTTTACATTATCGTCACCATCAATATATTCTCTGACGGCTACTTTAGCTTTATCCCTATCACCAAAAGCTGTATCAAGTTGATCCCAAGCTGACTTAACATTAGTATTTTCATTATCTACTTTTTTCTGTTGAGCTAATACCTGGGCTACTGCTTGATTAATATCTACCGATGGTGTAGGTTGTCCTCCTGTTTCATCTGGTATAGGTTCGGGTACTAGGGGCGGAGTTGACTCTGGTTGAGTCTGATCACTGACATTAATAGCTTTCAGTACATCCTCAATTGTCTTAGCCTTACCCACCTCACTTTCTAACTCTCTCTTCTCGCCTTTAAGCGTTTCAATAAAGTTATCAGCGTTTAGATAAGCCTTGGCTAGATCCTCCTCTGTCTTATACTTCTTACCTTCTCCTACCAGCTCACTAAGGTGGTTCTTAACCTCATCTCCAGGTGTCTCCTTTGATTCAGTTTCTACCTTAGTTTCTTCCAGATTCTCACCAAGAACGGTCGTATCTTGGCTACTATCCTTTGTCTCTTCCATTACCATTAGGTTTACTCTCCTCTAATATTTGTTTTAACTCATACCACGCTGCCTTTCTTCCGTCAAGAAAAGCTCTATTAAAAGGCCAAGAACTTTTGTCAAAGTCGCTTGACTTAGTTGGCTTGTTAAGTTGTTCTAACTTAGAATCAACTATAACGCCTACTGCTTTTATAATAACCTTATCTCTGGCTAAAGCTTTGGTAAGCTTATCTAGTGATTTAGGTTCAAATAACTTTTTAACTAACTGGAGCTTGAGGTTCAACTGGTGGCCCTCCAGGGGTTTGATCACTCTTAGCTACTTGCTCTATAACCTTTTGCATCTGTATAGTCTCTAGCTGCGTTACTCCCTGCTCTTTGACAGCTATATTAGGATCGACTATATTATATTTCTTCCATCCTAATTCTTCTTCAAACATTTTAGCTGCTTCTAATCCACTTACATGAGGAGCTATAGATGGATCTTGTTTAATCATCAAGAAGTTCTGGAGCTCTTTAACCCTTTTATTCCGATCAGCAAAGTGTTTAGCACCAACAGGTCTTAATGTACCACTGGCTACAACATCCTCTTTTGTTATCTCCCTCATCTCAAGGGCTTTAGTTTCATCGTTAAATGTACGGGCTATGTCTGTCACATCGAAGTTACGGATCATTAACTCAAACATCAAGTTCAGTATCTCCTGTATGAAAACCTCAAAGTGGTTAAGCTTATCTTGAAATACTCTGTCAGCTCCCTGGGTAAGTACATCTACCTCAAACGCTGTCTTTTCACCAGGTGATCTAAACCCCATAGACTCTCTAGGAGAACCAGCCATCTCCTCCATCATACGGTGGTAATAAGATACTTGGTTGTCCGCTGTTAAGACCGTAGTATCCGGTCGCATAAACTCCACATCACCCTCGGTTCCACAGTCAATTCTAGCACCTGGGCCAAACTTGAAGTCCTCTACGGTGTCCCCTTTAATCTTTACTATCGGATGGACTATCTGATCATAGGCATCCGCTTTAAGATTCTCCAGGTGATCACATCTATACTGCATACCAACGAGGTTATCTAAAGGGCCTTGACCATATATATTATCAGGTAGTACTCTCCATGCTGAATGAGCTATTGGCTTCTTACCATTCCAAGCTGGGTTAGTTTTTGACTGGAGTTCAAAAGATCTATCAGCTACTTTTATAATCTGATTCTTTCGTACCTCCCCAGTTCTTGTAACATAGATATCACCATAGTAGGTTAATATCTCTATATACTGAGAGTCAATGTATTCAAAGAAATCATTAAAACCGTCTACTCTATATCCCTCGTCCTTGTACCAATCTAACCATGTGTTATCAGTTGTTCCGATACCACCTCTGAGGTTCCTAATCTTCTCAACAGCATCTTCATTATATTTATCTTCTGGGTTATTTTCATTATAGGTAAGTACATCTACTATAGGTACAAGTTGCCTCATTATAAAAGGAGATCTTGAGAAGGATCTAGATTTATAATCAATCACACAATCTAATGGGGAGATACGAGCAAGTCTTGGCCCCTGGTAGTTTACAATTTCCTCCCCAGTCTTTTGATCGGTGGTTGTTTCCCTAACCCACTTAACACTAGCAAAGGAGTTACCATATAGAACCCAATCCTTAACAACCTTCTCTAGGTCAGATCTAAACCCACCCATCTCCAGCTTAGTTCTCATATAAGATTCTATGAGATCAGCTTTTACCTGAGACTTTTGATCATTTCCTTCCCATATAAACCAATCATCAGAAGGCATAAGAGCTGCCATATAATAGCTCTGGAGGTTCTCAGCTATCTGGGTAAGCTTAGGTATAGTAGTATTATTCTTCCAACCTAGATTTCCAACCCCTGTATCGTTAGTGGTTGTAGCAGTAACATACTTCCTGGCTTCAAGACCTTTATCTAGAAAGAGTCTACGGTCTCGGTTCATATCATCCCAACGTTGGATAATAACTACAGCTACATCATCCCTAGGGTCTGTTATTTCAATACTTGACATTCTTTATCACCCCTGCACACCGCCAAACCTGGCATTGTAGACTATGTTATTCTTATACCCACCAGCCCCTTTCCTCTTACTTGGGGCTATAGCGATCTCAACCCCAGAAGCAAAAGCATCAGATATATCATCATGAGGTGGTTTAGTAGAAATGAGTTCTTGTTCCAGTATCTCACAGTTTCCGCCTTTGTAGTGATAAATAGTACCTTGAGAATAGCGTGGTTCAAGGTTAGCCATGATACGAATCTGCTTCTCACCTTTTGAAGATACTTTATCAATCGAGTAAAATATTCCATTTTGTCTATTCAAGTCCTTTATTTGTTCTACAACTAAATTCTGTTGAGCATTGGTCTCAGCTCTTAATTTAATCCACTCCCATTTATTATATAATCTAGTTAATGCTTCTTGCATTACTGAGATCTTTTCAGTTTTAAATCGATCTATATCTAATACATAAATCACATGGTTCTTATCTATACCAAATACTACTATAGCTGTGTAATCACTCTTCTTAGAAACAGTAGCTGCAAAATCAATAGCTGCAAATACATTCAGCTTATTTCCATTTATGACCCACTTCCCCTCGTATACATGGAGAGCTTCTTTATCATAGTACTCAAAGTTAGCGATCCTTTTATTATATGGATCTGATGGATCGTTATAGTACTGGGCAAAGAACTGAGCTTTATCTAAATACTGGGCTTTTTTCTTACCTAACTCAGCTCTGTTAAAACCAAACCACTTACCATCATTCCTTCTTTGACGTGGCCATAAGAATTGGCCATCTACCTCAACTACTTTCTGATCAAAGGTGTATACCTTCTGTGTATCTATAACATCCCCAGTATCTTCATCATATATCTCTTCTTCCATCTCCACTAGATCATTATAAAGATCTTCTGGATGGTAGCGAGTACCAATGGCTTTTATCTTACCACTGGGATTAAGAATAGAACTGAGTAATGAATACCAGCTCTGGACTTTAGTTCTTTCTGATTTAGTATCTGCGTTCTCTTTAATAACCACATCATCTAGAATAATCTCATCAGCATGAAAGCCGGTTGTATTAGCTCCTATACCAACACTCATACAGGTATAATCTCGTATCCCCTCTTGTGATCTCTGCCAATGGTCTGTACAGAATGCGTCTTGTCTCCACATCTCCCTCTTCCCCTCTTCATCGTTAAGGAGTTCAGGCCAATACTTACGAGCTATAGGTGATTCTAATACTTGTTTAATAATCGATAGCTGTGCTATTGCCAAGGCTGATGTAGCTGATGCATAGAGTATAGTTACTGAGGGGTTATTGATAATCCTCCAAGCAACATAGTACGCTATCATGAAACTCTTCTGATGGGCCCTTGGATAGAGGGTTAGTTGGTGGGTATCTTCTCTCATGAAGAAACTCAACATATCTAACTGACAGTGGCCGAGCAATCTATAGGGAGCAACAAGAGCTGTAAAGACTCTTAAATCACTCATAGCTAGTTTACGATTCTCTAGCTGGTCTTTAGAGAGTTTGCTATCTGAATATAGTTTTCTAGGACGGGCCATATGGATTATAAAACATTACCTAAATAGTTTGGAAAAGGTGTTAAATCAAATTTATGTTTTGACTCTAGTTTATTAAGGCTTCTAAATAACCTCTGCTGTTGAGTCACCAGCCAATCAAGTTTATCATCTATTCCTTGGTTCTGAAACATAAACTGTTGATAGTTAAAGTTGTTTGCTCTAATAGAGGATATTTCAAGTCTAATAGTATTTAGTAGAAAGAGATTAGCTGTTAGTAACAATGAGACTGCAATTCCTATTATCCACATCCGCCATCTAGAGTTATTTTCAATTTGTTTCTGTGATTTATCGTAGGTGTCAAGTCTCTCATCAATCAGTATATGGAGTCCCTTTATCTCAGCACATTCTCTACAACTAGATCTATTATCTACCATTACTTTCCTACCTTTACCAATATCTATTTTTCTACCACCCATATCAATTAACCACCTTTTACCAATTTAAGAGCGTCATTAATACGCTTACTCTCTGCTTTAGTTTCAGATAGGTCTTTAGAGAGCTCTTTGGCCTCTCTACGCTGTTGCGCTTTGGTTGGCCTACCTACCCCAGCCTCTCTGTTGTAATCCTTCGTAGCGATGAATTTAGAGGCTGTGAGAGCCTTTTGATCATCTCCCCTAGAGAAGGTAAGGACTTTCTGTAGGGCTTCTGCCTTAAGCTTTGTTTCTAACTCATCCTTCCATTGCTTCACATAGCTTCTAAAGTCAGGCCAATCTCTACCGAGTCTATTCCATTCCTGCCAAGACTTGACTAACTCCATGGCTGGTTTATATTCAGTGAGGTCTTCAAGTTCAATAAACCTTTTATGGAAAAGGTCTATATCATAAGTCCCATCTTCAAATAAAGACTTAGATCTGGGTTTACCGTTTACCCCAGGTTTTGATTGTTTTAAGATACTCATCTTAAACCCTCTTTTCTAAATCTGGATCATATCCCATACTAATTACCAGTAGCCATTATAATAGCCATATCTCTTTTCCTCTTAGTTTTTATAACATCAGCTGCTGCTCTGACATTAGTGGGATTAGCTTTGGCTTTAGCAAGTGCAACCCTGTGGGCAGCTTCTGCTTTCTGTACAGCTTGATTCTTAGGCATTAGGGGGTTCTCCGTTCTTGATAAAAAAAAATCGATCCAAGGAGCCCTCTAGAAAGAGCCTTTTAGAAAGATCTTTAATTATATTAATAATATATAAGCTATATAATTTAAACATAGCTATTCTATGAGGGGCTTTTTGGAAAGAGCCTTTCCACACAAGCTGTGCGAGGGGGCTCCCTCTAGAACGGGCTGTAGTTATTTAAACCAGGCCCTATAACTTGAGAGACTTAAAGCGGGGCTTCTTATCTCTCGTTAGCTGATGAAGTTTATCAGGTGGGCTTTTTAAGAGGCCCCAACTCTATATACCTGCCTAAGCAAGCCTTTCCGTAAAGAGAACCTGTTTTCATCGTAGCAGCTCTATTCCCCTAGGCTCCTACAGTTCCGACCCCTCTCGGTTAGCATTGGCCTAAGCTGTTAAGCTCAAGCTGTACAAACCTATCGAATGATCAGCTAAAGAACTGGGGTTTCCTCCCAACTCTATTCTAAACTATAATCATTAATTCTCATTTGTCAAGGGCTAGAGTTAAAATAATTATATTTATATTGAGTTTTCTAGAACAAGCTGTAAATAAAGTTAAGATTAATCAGGCTTTCTGGAACAAGCTGTTAATAATCTAGGCTAAATCTTAATCTCATAATTTATTGGGGAAATCTAAAAGGGGCTACTCACCTTATATGGAGCCCCCTGTAACCCCCCTTACCCCCCTCTTCAATATTTCTCCTCTCCCAGGAGCAAAAGAATAAGCTCCCTCTATAAAGAGCCTCTATATATTATAGGAGCTTAAAAGTAAGAGCCCTCTTTCTAAAGAGCTCTTTGTTATGGGGTGGGAGATAAAGAGGGAGCCCCCCAAGAAGCCCCCTCTCAACAGCCTATAACCTAATGCTTTACTTTAACTAACGACAATTATGTCGCTTCTTACAATTATGTAGTATAGTTAGCTTGATCTTAAGGGAGCTTTCTAAAGTGAGAGATATAGTTGCCTTGTTAACTAAAGCTATGCTACCCTAACTCCTTCCAAAGGGCTTCACTTAGTATGAGCTTAGTGAGTAGCTGAGTAAGTAAGTAGCTGTGATTGTTCTAGAAGGAGAAAAAGATAACGAGCTGTTAAAAAAGATCTTGACTTACTTAAGAGCCTGTGTTAGCTTATATTTACAATTAAACGGAAAAGTGCTTTATGAGTTTGTCCCTTATGACGGACTTGTAAGGCTTAATTAAACCAAAGGAGATTAAGAATGACAAAATGTAAATGTATTAAATGTGAGTGGATAAAAGATGATTATGATTGGAGAATGATTCATAGTACCCGCCTGTCAATTACCAAGACAAGATTTGGTGAGTTCAGGGTGTGGGACTACAAAACATCTGATACTATAACAATCGAACCAACTTTACAACAAGCAAAGAAAGAGGCTAGGATATATTATCAAACCCATTGTTAGAGGATAAAAATTATGAAAGAAAATAAAGAGAAATACCCTATTGATAGTTGTCCAGTATGTCACAGCTCAAACATAGAAGATAGTGGAGATACATTATACTTTCAAGGGAGTGTGTTTGTAGGTATCCTATGTAATAACTGCAATACAGAGTATGAGATTGAGTATATTTATAAAGGATATAAGATAGAGTCTTACGAAGAATAAAAACTAACCAAACCTTAAGGGGGAAACCAAATGAAAAAGACAATGAGAACATTACCAGCACTACTATTAATACTTTCAGCTTGTGGCCACCAAGAAATATTTCTTACACTTCCACTAGCTCCTCCAGCTAGATGTGTAGAAATAAGCGGGTGGAAGAAGGTAGAGACCCACACCCATACGACTAACTCAGATGGGGATAGCTCTCCCAGTGTTGTGGCTAAATGGTACAAGGATAGCTGTTTTGATACCATCATTATAACTGACCATAACTATGTGACCTATGAGGATCAGGAAGGACTTGAGGTAATAGCGGGTGAGGAGATGAGCACAATAGAAGATCCTCACACTCACCACGTAGCCGTAGATAATGAGAAGATCATATTCAACCACCCACTTGCATACAGCTTCAATGATAAAGAGGATATGTTAGCAGATACCACCTCCCTCTTTGAGGTATGGAACGAGGGGACTCAATCCTTATCAAACTCATCAGTATTAGAAGAAGAAGCCTGGGACTATGTACTTGCTAACGGGAAGCTGATGTATGGGGTTGCAGCTAGTGATAACCATTATCTTAAAACTAGCGAAGTTCATGCAGGGGAAGCTTTTATAATGGTAAGAGATAGTGGGATGGCTACCATAGAGGCTATTAAGGCTGGTGATTTCTACGCATCAACAGGAGTTTACTTAAGTGAGTATACTCCAGATAGCTTAAACTATACTATGAGTGTAGACTATTCAGCTACTAAAGCGGATATATGTATCACTGAAATAATAACCGCTGGTAATTATACAAGAGGGAAAGTATCTTGTTCTTATGGAAGTGACACACTCTATGCCTGGGGTCAGCCCGTAGCAATGAATTAAGAAAGAGCTTGACAGCTTATTAAATATAGGCTAGAGTAAAATAAAAGATTAATTCAATCTTATGAGGTGTAATTATGAAAATAGGACAAGACATATCATTACAAGTCTGTAGGGATGAAGGTTATGGAGTCATAGAATTTAAGGTTAAAGAGCTATACCCAAATGGAAACGGTAGACGCAAAGGCCCGATTAACAAGGAGCAAGATGTTAATTACACGGCCAGTTATCCCGTGCATATACGGGATGAAATCGGTTTCAGGGTTGGTGAAAGTATTATGATCACAAACGCTTTCCTTAATTGGAATGACTTGTGGGAAATATACCAAGAAAACAAAACTGGTATTGATTCCATGATAGGTGGTTCATATACATATGACAATCCAACCGATTTTGATATTTTAAACTTAGCAAGCGATATAGACGGATATTGCGGCCTTGAATAAAACATTAAACAACTATTAGGAGGTGAAGGATGAACGATAGAATAGAATACAGATTTTACTACAGCAAAAACGGTGTTGCGGCATGGTGGGAAAAAGATGCCTATTGGCATGTAGCTTTACCATATACGCCTACACAAGAAGACAGGGAAAGGTTTCCAACGTCTTACCCAAAGGGAAACAACGGGCCTTTTTATAGGTGGACTGATAAAGAATTTAAAACAAAGCAAGAGGCTATCAATTCAATAGAGGGGTAGAGAAATGAAAACAATTAAACAATCAGAGATCAATAGGCTTTGTATCTGTAATAGCGACAAGTTGCTAGACATGAAACTGGTTGTCAATGGTGTTGCTCATGAATGGGTTGGGATTGGTTGGGTAGAACTTGACGAACCTATCAACGATACCATGTATGAAATAGTAAAAGGTTGACTAAATGAACCATAACACAACGAAACACCGGATCTTTAAACGTCCGAATAAATGGGGCCAGGGGCTTAAAGCCCTACCCTATTATATGCAGTTTGACATCATATTGAATGAAGTTAAATTTAACTTGGTAACCTACGCAGCTCCTTTGTTTGTGTATTGGTTGCTTGTGAGGTGAAATGATGAAAAGGGATTACACAAAAGAACACATGGACAAAGATATTTTATACATTGAATTAATGAACGATGCAGACACATACAAAAAGTTCATTGAAAAAATACCAGCCATTAAAAAAGCTATAAAATCTGAATACTGGGATAAATCTCCAGGTTTTTTGGGGTATTCTGGAAAGGAAATATTATCGGCTCGTTTTGGTGATATTGTAATGACTTATGTAAACAAAACTTTTGATGTTATTCCTTTCCATTTAACACATCCCGCTGCGGATGATTCGCTAAAATACTTTGTCGATGAAATCAAACTTGGTAACTTTTAACCAACAACCTAATCCTTGAAAATAAATAAACTGGTTAATCTTAACTAACACTATTCAATTAAAGGGAGAAAAATGAAAGAAAATATAATATGCCTTTCAATGAGTGAACTGGCAAAAGAGATTTTAGCAACAGAGGATACCATTCCAGAAAACTTTAGAGGTTCGCAAGAGTGGGAATATTTCAAACTTCTTTGCGGTGAGTGGGAACGGCGGTTTAATGAAAAAATAACAGTCGGCCTCTATGGTAGATTAGAAAAATTATATAAACTAGGCGGCAAAATATGAGTCCATGCAAAGAATGTAAAAAGAAAACAGACAAATTATATGGGCTTTTTGTTCCTCACTTGTGCCTTGACTGTTACAAGCAAAAACAAAAGGAACAAATCAGCAAAGGATATGTCTGCCGATTTTGTCATAGTCCATACATTGACTGTTGTTGTTAACTATTCAATTATCAAATAACGGGGTGAAATATGAAAAAACTAATAATCTTTTTCCTTGCAGTTATCCTCCTAACAGGGTATACTGGGAGTAGATTAAAACAGAGTGTTGAGAACGTACTTAAGACTAACCACAGCAGAATAGAGGTTATCAAATGACAACCGAAAGAAAGCAAGTCAAAGTAGTAAGAAATGATTACAACCATAAAAAGTTTATGGAGCTCGGTAGATATCAGGAAGTTTCCAGCTACCCCCATCCAAGGTTAGAGGGAGAAGAGTTTGTAATTATGGAAAGAGCCGAATCAACTAATGATAATCAATTTGACTTAACCACCTATGATGGGTTATAAGGGGAGGAGGTAATATAATGTCTCATAGTTACGCAATAATACTAGACGATAGTAGCCTGGCCAATGCAGGTCTATCAGGCAATGTTAAAATATCAGCTAGGGATTCAGTCTTATATAAATGTAATTTTGATAACTCTATTCTTGATATTGAGTTGTTTGAAGGTAATCAATATCTTGACTTCCTCAGATGTGAGTTTTACAATGTGGCTTCCTCAACAATGTTTCAAGAGGGGATCAGCTATACAAGGTGTCAATTCCATATCGTTGATATTGACCCTAATGTTGACTATTCTAGTTTGTGTAATAACTGCCTGTTTATACTTGACAAAGGGCAGGAGTTTGTCTTTAACTGGGATATCAATTGGGGTAGAACTAATAGAGTAGTAGATCAATTTGGTATTGCTAGGAGGTAGAACAATGGAAATTAAATTTATGTTTCGTGGTAGTTGCTATTCTGTCTGTATTGGCCGTAAAACAAAATGGTTTGAGTCAATTTACTTAATTACTATCATACAAGAATGGTACAATAAGGGTTATGGTGTAGAATATGCAGAAATTCTTCATACACTCTTTGAGAGGAGATAAAATGAGCTTAAGAAAGAAAGGATCTACAAGGATGAGTAGAAGGTTTTGGAGGATGTATTGGAATCTTGATGAAGATGCAGCCCTTCCTGCCTGGTTATGTAATCGATTGAATGAACAGTTTTATGACAGAGCCAATAACTGCCTTTTAAAGGGGGACTAATACCATGGGAAAAGCTAAATGTAAATATGAGTATCTTTATGATCCACCTAAATCGACCGTAGTTTGCAATAACTGTCAATTTAAAAAGCATTGTCTAAAATATGACTCATTATTAGAGGATAGTAGGGATATCTTACAAGAGTCTAGAATGGCTTGTAAAGGGATTGACTGATTAAGTAGGGCCTAGTACCAATAATTATTAAAAGCCTCTTAGGATGGAATCTAGAGGGCTTTAAGGAGTAGATTATGTATAATACAAGTAAACATATGACATGGGAGCAACAAGAAGATCTTAATAGTATCCTTAGTTGGTTAGATGAAGAGGAAGAGAATCAACTTGAAGAAGTCTACCAATACGCATTACAGATTGGGCTTTTGGAAGAGGTTGAGGAAGAGGAGGAGTAATATGCATGATTTTAAGTGTAGTTTTATTGTAATGATTGATGGGGCAGGGGATTATTCCCCAATGTTTAAAGGAATAGACTCCTTTCATTTAGGTATATGTAAGCTAGATTATGTTGATGAAGTTTTGCATGTGTATTTACGTAGGCCAGGACTTCTTATTGGTAGAAAAGGAGAGACTATAAATCTTATTATGAAAGCATTGGGATGTGTAATCCATATACATGAGGTTGATTTACTTGAAAGAGGGGGAGAATAGATAATGGGAAAAATAATAGGAGATGAGCCTTGCCCAAAATGCCGTGAGAAGGGGCGAGACTCTACAGGCAACCATCTGATTGTGTTTGAAGATGGGAATAAGTATTGTAACAGGTGCGGATACTATGAACATAAAGGAGGCGTACCAGAAAGACCAATAAGAAAGGAGGAGCTGTTTACCTATAGTCCAACATATAAGAATGAGCTTTCATTAGCAATTATATCTAGGCTTTCGTATAAGCTATCAAAAGAGCGCAAAATAACGCAAGCAACCTACGCCCATTTTGGTGTGAAGAGTGAGTGTAGTGAAGCAACGGGAGAGCCAGTAGCATATTACTACCCAATTACGAAAGAGGGAGAGACTACAGGTTATAAGAAAAGGCTCCTTCCAAAGAGCTTTACCTCTATAGGTGACGGTAATGGAAAGATTGAACTTTTCGGTCAGGCTGTATGTGAAGCAGGTGGAAAAAGGCTCTTAATTACTGGGGGAGAAGAGGATTGTGTAGCTGCCCATCAGATGTTAGCCACGTACAATCCGGTAGTTACATCACTTCCAAAGGGAGAGAGCTGTGCATCTGTAGCTGATAATCTCGACTTCATACTCTCTTTTAAAGAGGTGATAATTGCCACTGATATGGATGAAGCAGGTAGGAAAGCAGCTAGTCAAATAGTTGATATTATTGGCTATGAGAAAGCTAGAATCCTAACAATATCTGAAAAAGATGCCAGTGATATGCTGGTTAAAGGAAAAGAGAAAGAGTTCGTGAGTTCTTACTTTTCCGCAAAGCCGTACCTTCCCGCTGATATAGTCTCCGGTAGTATAGGGATTGAAGCACTCCAGGAGCCTCTTAAAGATGGGATTGAAATCAAGTGCTTACCTAAGCTGATGGAAAAGCTCCATGGGTTCAGGCAAGGAGAGATGACCATTATACTGGCTCCTCCTGGAGTAGGGAAAACCACTGTATGTAAGCAGATTGGTTATGATTTACTCTCAGCTGATAAATCAATACTCCATGTATTTCTGGAGGAGGATATCAGAAAGACTCAACAAAGTTATATTGCATTAGATAACAGGGTATCACTACCTAAATTAAGACAAGATCCTAATTTACTTTCAAAAGATCAATGGGAAGCAAGCGAGAAGAAGCTTTTAACTCAAGAGAAAACACTGTGGGTTAATCACTTTGGATCGATTAGCCCCGATGAGCTGATGAAAGATATAAGATATGCCAATGCAAGAGGTTATAAGTTTGTTATACTCGACCATATATCTATGGTATTTAGTGGACTCCAGACAAGCAATGAGAGGAAAGAGATTGATCTTCTCCTCACTGAGTTAGCTGCATTCACCAAACAAGCTTCTATCCACCCTATTGTAGTCTCTCATGTGAGAAGGATCAACAAGCCTGCTCCCAAGGATTCTAAGGGCAATATACAATACCCCTACTGGGATACTGTGGCAACTGACGCAGCACGTGGTAGCGGGGCATTTGAGCAGCTTGCTTGGAATATCATAGCTATTGAGCCTGAGATATTAGAATCAGGTGAGAGAGGCAGAGTCAGGCTATCCTTACTTAAAAACAGAGAGTGGGGGATGCTTGGGAAGTGTGATGAGGTGAGGATGGATAGCAATACAGGCCATCTAGTAAAGGCAGAAGATCCAGAGTTTGGATTCTAAATTAAGAGGAGGATTAAATGATAGATACAAT